CAGTCGTTCATCGGTCATGGTGCTCACTCCTTAGTTTCAGCGAGTTGAATTTTCTTTATCCCACTTGGCATACTGCTTGAGGTAGCGTTGCCTTGCGGTAGGATCGTCCCAGACGCCAGCATCAATCATTGCTTGCTTCCGTTCTGGTGACACGTATACTTCGTTGCGAGTACTGCGGGGGGCGTGTTCACGGCCGGAGCCAAGGGGTGGACCCCTTTTGCCTGACCGTTGCGAGTTGTCATCATTCAATGCCTCCACTCGTTTATCCAATTCCCGCCAATACTCTAATGTGTTGGGATTATATCCTTCGTTCGCCATGCCCTGGTCAATTTTCAAAACTTTGTCTGACTTTTCATCACCAGAGTTTGGCTTATACCAAGAATTGGTTTTCATCCAGTCCTGTGCTAACTGAGTGGCTAAGGCTTGTGGCTGAGTGTTTTGAACAGGCTGAGTGGTTGGATTTTTGAAATTGTTTTTGGTATATTCGAGTTGACGAAGTTTGTCTTTTGTCTCATCTCTTATACGCATTGCCTTGGCAACATCATCTCCATTGCCCGCCTCAACCGCTCTTGCAATAATGTGCTCCACCGCCCTTGACTCTTCTTGTGCAGCTTTTATTTGCTGATCCAAGGAGACGTATTCAGAGGTTGCATTTTTGTGCTCAATGCCTTGCACCCGGCGGAGTAGTTCTTCATTCTGTTGTTTCAGGTGTTGAAGTTCTGCCTTGTCCCGTTCAATGGCAAGTTTGCGCCTTTGGGCACGGTCAACCTTTTCTTCACGCCTACGGCGGCGGAGGTCTTCCCTATCTTCATTGTCAGGTGCTAGGCGACGGTCTTCATCATCATCGTCTTGTTCTGGCTTCTCATCAACCGGAACTAATTCTTGTTCCTTTGTCTTTGATGGCTCTTCCTGTTCATCCAATTCATCATCATCAATCTCTTCTAACACATCGTCTTGTGCTTTTTTGTTCATTTCAAGCTCCTTTCAGCTTTTAGATAAATGCACGGATTTGCATAGGATCACCTGTGATCTTGCCAATGATGTCGAGGTCGTTGTAAATGACAAACTCAATCTCTTCACCATCTTTTTTCACAGTCCAGCGGTCACCACCATACTTTGGTGTGCGGACAAAATCACCTGGCTTGCACCAAGCGCCTTCAGGCCACATGTCCATTGTGTTGCGGTTCTTAAAAGCCAATGGGCCTACAAGCGCAACTTTGGACACCTGAGTGTTGCTGGCTTCTGTCTTACGGGCTTCTTCTGGAATGTAAATTCCGCCACTGGTCTGTGACTTGGCACGGCGAACTTGCACCATGACTCGTGAACCAAATGGGATGATGCCAGGATCCACTTCTGGAAAGGCATCTTCTAAGGAGTCATATGACATTGACAAAGGTAGTTCAAGTAGCATTCGCTTCTCCGATTGCTGGGTTAAAAATCACGCTCATCCTGATCCTTCAGGACTTGCTCCACTTTTGAAAGGGCAGCTTCTAAGCCTTGATAATAGCCTATTGACTTCCCATACTCAAACTCTACGCTCTTATCGGGCCCAGGTGGAACTTTCAGGGCACGGTGAGCAACACTGTTCTGCTCCTCTTTCAGCAGACCGATGAGCTTAGCAAACATCTATCAACCGCCGCTTGTCGCACGCTTGGCTGGCATAGGTGTTTGGCTCTTCGTCATTTTGGGATACTGTTTTGCTTCGCCTGTGGGCTTGGCGGGTGTGGGTGCTGGATCTTTTCCAGAACCTTGCATGCTGGTTGGGTAGCTTTTACCCATTGCCATTTGTTTGTGTAAACTCAATGCTTCCATGATAACTCCTTAAGGGTTGGGGTTGATGCCTGTGCCAGTTGAGTAGCCGATCTTCTCACCACTCTGTACTTCAAGTGCTGCCAATTGTTTGGCTGTTTGGTTGTCTTCTGAGTTAACAAAAATCTTAGTCTGGTTGTTGTCTTGGTTGCGGGCATCCTCTGCCTGTTGGCGCATTTGTTCACGAGCCAATTCTGCTTGCTGCCGTTGCTGATCCATTGCCAACTGTTCTTGACGCTGTTGTTGTTTGTCTGCAATCTCCGCTTGCTTAACAGCCATGTTGGCCTGATCTGCTGCTTGCTTGCGTGCCACTTCCTGTTTGGCAATTTCTGTGCCGGGATCGTTGGGATCCGGTGGTTGCATGGATTGAAGCAACTGCACTGCTTGTTCAATGATGGGAGGCAAGGCCTGTAATGATTGATTGACCTCTTTGACTACTGATTGGCTTGCTGCTGCCATGACTTGGTCAAACGCTTTCTTCTCCTCTGTCGAGGCCTTCACACGAAGTTCTGCAATGGGTTGACCAGCAGCCTCTGACGCTACGTCAACCATTCGACTCACATACCACAGCACCATGTGCTCACGGAGGTGAGAGAGTAGGACAGGCAAAGCGGTTGGGGCTGCTATTCGACTTGCACCGAGTACAGGGCTAGTCATGAAGTCAAGGTGTACTTGGATGTGTGCTAAGTGCTCCTGATCTGGGAATGCAACAATGGGCCGTCCCATGCTTGCTGCCACATTCTCATTGACTGCATTCATCTCCTCCATGGCTGGTTTGGGGGTCAGGAGTGCCTCACCCTCTGGCACTTTGAGTTGCTTCAACAACAACTCCTCTACTTTCCTCGCATCGTACAACCCTGGGTGAGTGTCTGAGCGCTGTACCACTGCCTGCACTTGAGCAAAGCGCTGGGTCTCAGAATAGATGTTGGGATCAGATACAGGCACCACATTCATGGGACCTTCAAAGTCCTTGCGATAAGCTAGCAGCTCACCGGTGTCATCATAGATTTCTTTCTCTTCCATGTAGAAGCGGTTGATGCGGTATAGGACCTGCAACAGGCGACCCATGGCGTCATGGACACGGGCGTGGATGGAGGAGAACACAGTCATGCCCTGTTCCATACGCGCAAGAGTAGTGCCAACAGGCACATTGGCATTGGTGTCTGCCAATTCCTCAAATGTTGTTCTAACTACGCCTCTACCTGCATCAATCAAAAAGCCCATCAGTTGAAACAGGACAGGTGAGGGTGGGTTGAAAGGCATGGGCATCATTACTTTGCGAATGTCATCCTGCCCAAACGATCCCTCTATCTCATGCACCTCAGTTGGGTCAATGCGGTCTGTCTGTCCACCTGTGCCGCCTTTAAGTTTTAAGAGACCTGGGAAATTGCTGATATGTGCTGAGTCAAGCAAAGCGCGTAAAGCGCCAGTGGCAGCAGCAGACAAGCCACCAATCATATGAGTCAGGCCAATGGGGTAAGCACCGCGCCATGGAACAAATGGGAATTCGATGATATGCACCAACTCATTCATCAACTCATCTTCCTCTTCCCAATTGCGGTAGATAGACAGGACTTGTTGTGTGGTTTTGTCAACTGAGATGACATAGGGCGCAGGACCGTCAGTATCGTCTTCTACATCGTAGTAAACAGTAATCTCAAGAATTGTTCGCAACCCATCAGTGTTGTAAGCATCTGACTTGCGTCCTTCTATCTTGTCATTTGCTGTTTCTGACTTCGACACCTCAGGTGTATGGGGCTCAGGTGTTAACGCAATGTCTCGGTACATGCCTGACTTTACCCGTTGACTATACTCTAACTTGGTGATGTACTGCACATGGGTTTTGCGTTCTGCTGAGTAAAAGTTACTGGCAGCAAAGGGCAACAAGATGTCGTCTGATGAGACAAATGATGGTAATGGACGCTTGCGCCTTTGGTCCCAAGTCAACTTAATGTACTGCACACCAGACAATGGCATTTGGGTAGACATCTGCTCAAGCTCTGCCCTAAACTCTGGCATCTGTTTGGTCATTTGCCAGTTGAGGAACTTGGTCAGGCGTTCTGACTTTTCAAACTTCGCCTTGGTCACATCCCCAATGACCTCCTGCCTTGCTGGACCCATGGGTGGGAAGATTTCTTTCATCACCCGAGAGGAGAAGTCAACACAGGCCTCAGTCAACATGGGATGAACGACTTTGGATGCACCGGTAAATGCTGCACCTCCAGGAGCGTCATCACCAAGGCCTGTCCGCCTTAGGCCTTCCTCATACTGCTCATCCCGACGCTTCCGCGCCTCTTTATCCTTCTCAACCAACTCACACAAGTCCGAACCCATGAGGGCGAGCTCTGACTCTGGCATGTCTTCAGCCAAGTTGGCATAGAATTCTGATTGACCGGGGAGAGGGGCGTCACTTATTTTGACCATTGCCCCGCCATCTTCTGTATCTTCTACATCACTGTTGTCTTCATCAACTGGAATCATCTCGCCCAGTTGCTTCTCCATTGTGTCATCGGTATCTGCCATGCTATGTTCCTTTACGCGGCGTATGGGTTATGGCGGTCGATCACTGGCTTGCGGGCTTTGGGTTCTTTGACGGGCAAGGTGACAGCCATTTGGTTGCGGTCAGCAAGTAGTCGTAGGGCTTGAGTTGTAGAGTCGACGAAGTCGTCATGCTTAATTGAACCTTCACCATGGAAACTACAAACCTGAGTGATTAGGGGATCTGCCCAGGAGCGTGGCATGCCAGGACGCTTTTCCGATTCCACTACCCAGACATGTCCATGAGCAAAGAGGTGAGATACGGCATGCAGTCGCTGAAGTTTGTCTGCCCTGCCTGGATTATAAGGGTATGCCAAAATATCTTCACGCGAGAGCATCTGTCTCAAAGAAATCCCTGACCCTTTATCCTCAATCACCAACAAGTCAACCGCTTTGCCACCTAGGACTGAATGCTTAGGACCAACCAGGGGTTGGATGATGGGTCGGAAATCCTCATCACCGTATTTGACTTTGTACTCTTTCTTCACCCGTTCAATAAGATCTGGCAGTCCCAGATGATCTTGCCAGCAGTCAAGGAGCAGGAAGTGTGGTCGCTTCTCATGCCTGAACAATCCCCAGACAGAGCATGCTGTTGGGTCTGCATCATGTGTCTTTTTATCGGTTGTCTTTTCAGTAAACGCTGTGTCCAAGGACATGACAATGTACTCAAAGCCTGGCAACGGCTTGTCTGCAGGCCACAACTTGAATTGGCTTCTCTTCACTATGCCTGACTCTTCTGGGTCAATGACCTCGGCATAGATTTCTTGTCGCCCCAATTGGGTGCCTTCATACTGCGACAGTTGCTCTATGAATGACTTTGCCAAGTTGTCTTTGTTCTCATAAGTTGAGCCACGAGTCACATAGACAGAGCCTTTCTTCTTCTCACCATCCTTTATCAACTTCCTCACCAACTCAATGGGTCTTGGTGTGGTAGTCACAACTACTTGTGGGTGTTCGCCTAGACGCAATCCAAACTTCATCATGTCCCATGTCTCATCTGGGTATTGCCATGCTGCCAACTCATCGCACCAAACCCTATGATGCTGTGGACCACGAAGTCGATCTGGTTCTTGTGCTGAAAAACCTTTGATGACTGATCCATTTTCTAAGACAATTTCCGATATCGTTCGGTTATAAGAACGGATAATGGTTTCAGGTAAGACAGACAACATACCTGACTCCCCCTCAATGCATGTGTCTCGGATGTCGCCAGAGGTTGGTGCAATGATGGAACAACGGTGACCTGGGTTCTGTGTTGCATACCAAGCCGTGTCCTCCGCCCCTGTCCTTGTCTTGCCAAACCCTCGTCCTGCCAAGATCAACCAAACATCCCAATTACCGGCAGGTGTTCGTTGGTTGTCTCTTGCTGTGGCTAGCCATCTCATGCGCCAAGACAACAGTGTCAGATCAAACACTGACAACTCAGCAAGTGAGGTGTCTAAGTTGTTTGGGTCAATAGCAACGGTCACTTGGCACTCAGTTTGCTCATCGCTTGTGAGATCTCATCTATCAACCTTAGTCGAACTTCAATTGGGTTTCCATCAGCACCTGTGACTTCAATGGATCTGCGTTTGGAGTGCCCATATTGGACAACCTCTTTCAACGCATCCTTTCTGACTGCAACAGGAAGTTGCTTATCAAACGCTATCTCTGCCAACTCAGTCAATGGGTCACCAAACCGCTCAATGATGGCTTCCCATGTATCTTGCTGCGTTTTGCGCTTAGTTGTTCGCGCAGCTGGCACGCCAGGAACAGAAGCGGATAGCAAAGAAGCAGCTGGCTTTAGATCAGGTGGCATTTTATCCATACGACAAAAGGTAATGAGTTAATTTCGTGCCATTATAACTACAACTTCAAACAAATTGCCACCACCTTGTACACATACGTGAACCAATCCATAAATATTTTTATACAACCATAAGAAAAACCGTTGCAGCTAAGCCATTGTTAGTAATCAGTAACATATTAGCATTTATTAGCATTTATTAGTACTGCTATCAACAAATAATCTTTGTATCCGTGCATATTATTAGCATATTAGCATTTTCAACTTTTATATGAAAATAAAATAATTGGTGTTCTCTTTCTTCACGTGTACAAATCAGCAAAAAACTTTCCCCATTTAACACTAACTGCTTGATTTATATGAAACGGCATCAAACTCATTGCAAAGCCCAACCATAAAATCCTTCAACCCAACCTCCCAATTCACCATCTCAACCATGGAATATTGATTGATTTCGTCTGCAAAATTGCCAGGAATCGCAAAAAAACGGGCATCTAACTGCACTAAAACCCAACTTTTGCCGCCATTTTTGGTCTGATTAAAGTGCCAATTGATCTGTTCTTGTGTCAACCCACGCTGACTTTTGAACACCACTGTTTCCTTTTTGGCAGGTATCTTGCCATGCTTTAACTCTATCCATCCCTCTCGTCCTTTGACACAAAAATTTGCATCAGGCATCCCATCTATCACCCCGTTCTCCACCCTCTCCCATCTTCCTGGCAAATCTTGTCCTCGGACGATATCCCTCAAACGGTTCCACAATAACTTTTCTGACATCTGGCTTTTCCCTATTCATTGCCAACAAAATGGCACCCAAGCACACCCAAAAGGCAACGCCTGACACCATGAGCACAAAGATCAACACCGACGCCATTGCCTCCATTAGTGTCATGCTTTTTTCTCCTGTATATCGTAGAACCAATCATCGCCTGCCGCCCACTTCCGTGTACCATCAACAGTATAAAACTCTTTAGCTGCCTGAAAATCTGGAAACTTTGTTTCCGCTGCTATAAGGCTCTGGTCATACCACAAACAACGGTTGTTGGGTTGACAGGCAAACTGTCCATTATCCAACTGAATCCAGTTAAACGATTTGTGTTCTTCAGCCTGTTCTGTGAACCCGGTATCCAAATCCATGCCATCAGCGCAGAAATCCACTGTAAACATATAACGACCAAAGTGCCATTGCTTGTCTTTGCCCAAAAACTTAACGCCCAGATTGCGTAGTCCAATCTTTTCAATGATTGTAAACCTGTATCCCATGCAGTCCCACAATTGCAAGGTGTCAATAGGTAGACAGTTGCTCTCCGTTATCTCGCCCTCTTTCCACACATAAGCATGGATAGGCAACTTGTCGTACAAAGCGCCGTAGTTGGGCAACAATGATTCAATGCGAAACACCTGCCCTCTCAACGCCTTAAGGCTCACCCAAATGGCTGGCTCAAACTCCCCGTGCCCTTTGGTGTGGTTGTACAAAAACTCACGTTTTACAAAGCACTTGATGGGCGGTAATGATGAAACAAGATAGCTCATATGTTCTTCTCCATACATGCGTGCTCACTCGCCGCTGATTTGGTTGTGAAGATCAAATGGCATTTGGTGCATCTGTACAGCAACCCCTCCTCAATCACTGCCCACTTTGCCCCATGCTGCCCCCGCAACTTGCCAAAGAATGTTTTGATCGCTTCAATCATCTTTTAATCTCAACTGATGAACAAATCACATCTATGACCACCGGCACCCGTTGCCCATTGAGCACGGTGTAGCTGTAGATCATCCGCGGCCTCATGTTGCTGTTTCTGCACTCTTGCACCGCCTCTATCGACGCTGACCTGTCCATCGGATGCACCTCTCTTTGCACTACCATTTCTTGGAAATGCGATGGCTTGGCGGGTGCCTCACGGTACACCACAGGCGCAGGGGCGGGGGGCGTTGATGAACACGCACCTACTAAGGCGCAAAGTATAATTGCTGTTCTCATCTTCAATGCACCTCCTTACTACCTGCACCTACCCGCAACCCATCCGCGTACCCTCTTGCATAAGCCGCATCTGCCGCTTGTTGCAACAACGCGATCTGTGTCCGCATAGCTGTCTGCTCATGCAACACCTTATTAATCTGCTCATCCAACTCATCCATTACTTTTGTCATTTCACTCATCTCTTCATCCCCCTTATGTAAATCACCATGCTGTTAACTGTGTCATTGCCAAATGCCTTGAATTTTGCCACCTCTCTTGCTACTTCCTCAATCACTGCATTCCGCAACTCGTTGTAGAATTCTTCTTGCGTCCTGACTACCAAATCTGTGTTCTGCTGAATGTCTTCCAACACCGCATACGCCTCATCTATGTAGCCATCCCGCATCAGTTCCTTGGCCTTCATCAGCGCCATGATCTGCCGCTTTCTCACTTGAATATACCCCTAAGGTGCTCCGCTGCCATTTCTAGCACCATCTCAAAATCAACCCCTGCACGCCTGCACGCCTTTTGCCCCGCTTCAAGCAACTCCGCTACATCCTCCCTACTCAACTCCTCATCAAAGTCATACGCAACCCCGTTGACCTCAAACACATTGCTGTCCTCTGTCCTTGGATCATTTGGGTGACCCACACATGGGCCCCATGTCTCCTCATCCCCTGGTCCTGCTGTGATTCTGCTCATGCTGCTGCTCCTTGCACTTCTTGCTTCAAAGCGCTGTAGTGCTTCATGCAAAACGTCCACTCCTCTGCACTCATACTAGTCATAGCCATTGCACGTGGGTCAAACATGTTAAACAAACCGCCCTGACGAATGCTCTCATAGGTTTGCCAATTCTTCAATTGTTGCTCTGTGAACTTCATCACTCTTCTCCTTCTTTCTGTGGTTTTGGACAATTCTCTGGCACCTTCACCAGAACGTAAACGGCTGCATACCCACCGCCCCTCTTCAATGGCTGTTGCCACCTATCTATGTAAACATCTGGCATTTGGCGAACAGTGCTAGAAATATTCGCATACTTCCGTCCCGTCACCTCCTCCAACTCCCTAATGGTCATCCCATCTTCTATCTTTTTAAGTGCCCTCCTAATGGCTTTTATCAAAGCGGGTGAATCTAGATTCATTTATACAATTCCCAAATCAAATAAACACACCCCACAATAGAAACAACAATTACCACCATGCTTATGATGTCCATACCGGTGCCTCCTCATAGTTGTCTGGGTTGAAGGGGACAGGGCGGTTGCTTTTATCTTTTGGATTGGGAAAAGGTGGAAAAGGCCATGTAGTCATATAGTCACCATCAGCACATGAGTTTCAATACGGTCAACTACTGATGCACACTTACCACCAATGTGCCACCTGTACTTCCTTATGGGTGTCCGCTCCATTTTCCAGTCATAAATCGTTGCCACCTGACCATCACCAAATGTGATAACCCATTCGCATGTCGTCTTGTCACCGTTGTGGTACAAAGGCAACCCAAAGGCCTCTTTGAGGTCTTCATAGCTTGTCTCTACATACCCAACAAGACCTGTGCCATTGCGTAGACCGCCGCGTGTAAATTGCATTGACTTTTTCATATCTTTCTATCCTTTCTGTTGATGTGAGATTTAATTGTATGGCATTTTTTATTTGTCAACAAGTGTTTTTGTTTTTTCTTTTAAAAGTTTTTTTGCCTCTCTTGCTGTCAGCCTTACATGTGTCTTTCTTGTCTCTATCTGTCCTTTTCTTTTTTCCTCTGCAGCAGCAAACTTTTCGTGTCTTTTCTGCGCCTTCTTAGCATCCTTGGGCAGCATGAGCTCTGTGTCCTCCATCCTCAACAAAAACTGTCCCTCATCCACATACCTAATGGATGCGCGTTTGATGAGTTTGCGCAGGAATGTAGCCTCCACCTCATATGTGGAAAACCTGTCAAGGCAGTCCTCACTCAAACAATACCTCCGCCTCCATTGCAAATTATCCTTTGGCGCTGAAAACGCAACCCTTGTCAACCCGCCACATGTTATGCATTTGATTCCAGCCATATCAGTGCACCTCACCCCATGAAGGACCAAACTCTGCATCAACCAACAACGGCACCTTCAACCCCTCAATTGATTGAGTCATAATACGCTCTATCTCCCTCACCTCTTGCTCTTTGTTGTCTGGAATTGAAAAACACAACTCATCATGCACAGTCAACAGCATGGGGATGTCGTCCAATAGGCCAGAGGCCTGCAGGTTGACCATGGCAAGTTTGATTAGGTCAGCAGCAGAACCTTGCAACAATCTATTGAGTGCTTTGTGAGTAAATGAACGCCTGATCTTATGCCCCCATTTCTCTTTGGCGGCCTCATACGGCAACGCCTCAAACTCATCCTTCGTACTCGTTGGTTCCCACATGTCAAACCTTGAATACCTGCCTGCAAATGTCCTAATAAATCCACGCTGTGATGCTCGTTGGCTTGCTAGGTTGTAGATGTCTTTGACAAAGGGAAAGGTGCTGTGGTATTGATTGAAGAGTGGCTTCACATCTGCCAACTCCCGTCCCAAATTAGCAGCCAGCGCCTTTTCTCCCATCCCATATACCAAACCAAAGTTGATCGATTTAGCTTCCTTTCGTGGCACTCCTGTCAACTCACTCACAAAGGCATGGAAATCTGTCTCTGGATTCGTTCTGTACTGGCTTCTAGCCAACTCCGCTGTCTCCCCTGCTCCATAGTGTACCAACATCCTGTATTCGATTTGACTGTAGTCGAAGGATCCCCATCGAGCATGAAGAACATCAGGAACAAACAGAGAGCGTATAAGCGGACCCAGTTCGGGGTCGCGGGCTGGAATATTTTGTAGGTTAGGAGTGCTACTAGAGAAGCGACCAGAAACAGTCCCAGACTCATCAGAGCGAAGTGGATGAAATTGTCCATGAATGCGTCCATTGATATGTGAATTGGTGATGTAAGAGCGGAGAAAGGTGTCACGCGCCTTGGTGAGTTTGCGGCATTCAGCAATTTCTGGCATGTTCTTTTCTAACCAGTCAGACCTGAATGATGGGGCGCCTTTGGCAGTTTTGGGATAAGACAAATTACGCGTTTTGGCAAGCCGTTCAACATCTTGGGCAGCGTAGATGTTCAACCCACCCAATGACTTCTCAATGGTTTCAATTCGCGCACTAAGCCCCTCATCAATTGCCTGCAACTTGTCTAAGTCTACCCTCACCCCATGCCGTCTCATCTGCAACAACAGGGGGATCAAAGCGCTCTCTAAATTAAACAAGTCAACCAAGTCATCTCGTTGCAGGATTTCTTTTTGTGCATTCCAAATGCGGATAGGCAATGAGGCATCAGCTTCTGCATAAGGCCCAACAAGTGCAGGTGGGCAGCGGTAGATGTTGGCTGCCTGTTTCCTGTCTGCATTACCCCCATACGCCCGGCTTGACCAGTCATACAAAGCGCTCTCCAACTTCGTCTCACCCAAATACTTCTTTGCCAACGCATTGAGTGAGTAGCTGAGTGCGTTCTCATCAATGAGTGGCTCTGCCAACTGAACATCACAAATGGGACCCGCCACATGCACATCCAAGGTGGACAACCAGCCCAGGTCATACTGGGAGTTGGCGAAGATGTATTCGCGTGCTCTGTCAGACAAGACATCTTGCAGGAACTTGATAACCTGTTCCTTATCCTGATTCTCACCCATGGTGTGCGCAATTGGGTAATACCAAGCGGCATCAATAGTTGCAATGGAGATGCCTGCCACATTGCCATGCCCCGTTGCCCACCCAGGACCCAAGTCAATCAGTTTGGGGTCAAAGGTTTCTGTGTCCACACCTAGCTGCTTGATGCTGTCTAAATTCGGGAATTCTCGCAGTTGCCAACCCGTGTCCGGTATGGCAGGCATGGCGCGATTAGTTTGTGGCTTCGCGCCGCCTTTAACGGGTTTGACGACCTCAATATCTTCCCAGAACAACCCAACTGAATCATGTCTCATTCGCGCACCCCCACAATCATCCCCCTCATCCCCTCTGGACCTGTGAAAGGACTGGGGGCTGGGTAGGTGCTCAAATCCATCTTGGTTGCCTCATTCAACACCTTGCTTATCATCTCTGCCCTAAACCTCGCCTCTGGCAAACTAATGCCTTCAACCGATGCTGTATGCCCACCATCCATTGTGTGTACACCCTCTGCATTAAACACCACCACTGGGAACTTAGGATCTGGATGGAAGTGAGATATCTTGTCTACTGCATCGCGGAGTTGTCCAGGGATGGCAGGCAGGGCGTTGTAGTCATACTTGGCAAGCATCTTTTCAATGTCAGGCCAAGGCAGACTCATGGGCAACACACGGCACCAGAAGCCATCGTAGATAAAATAGGTATTTTGATCTTTCTGCACCACGTGCTTGGGATCCTGATTAATGCGCAACAACTCATCCACAGAGGCGGTGGGAAGGGAGAAGGTGTAAGGCGAGACGAAAGGCACAGACACCACAACCACATTGTTGGTTGCATACATGTGCGTCTTGTCCACAAGAATGGAGCAGGACCAAGGCCTACTAGCATCCTCTGAAATAAATGGCGCTATGCGCTTGAGTGCTTTGATGAACCCAGGTGCTACAGGCGTCTGCTCAACACCCTCCGGTGGGCCTTTGACTTTTGGATAGTCAGCGTTTGCCATGAGGGGCAGCACAGCTTTAAAGCCAGCACGTTTGATGGTCAGTTTGTTGTTCTTTTCTGTGATAACTGGTTCCCCGTCACAGGCGTTGACAGCACGCAGAAAGCGGGATGCAGGAACTGTTGCATTGACGCCTTTCAACTTCTCACAAAAAGCATCTATGGCAGTGCACCGCCCATCGTTGCCCTGAATGTGTCCATCGTAGATGTGGATGTGGCTGAAGGCAGGCACCAAGGTCTTGTCCGCCACCGTCCCCGCTACCAACTTGATTGTTTCTAGCATCTTATAACTCGAAAAGTGAATCTTGGAACATGTGATTAGGCTCTGGTAAAGAGTTGTGCCAAGACACAAACTCAAGCCCCGACATCAATCGTCGTGCGTTTTGATCGGTCACGATTTGTTCGAGAGTCAAACCGTAACTTGCTGCTCTGTCAATGATGGCCTGTGCTGTGCCTGGGGGCATGTTGCAGATGTGCATTCCCTCATTGTGCCTGTCTGGGCTCTGGTCAGAGGTTGCAATAGCGGTCAGGCGGCCGTTGTCGTTAAAGTTCACCCGACCCATGACTGCTGTGTAAAGCCAAGTGGCAGAATCAACAGAATACCAAGGCACTTGTTTCAACATGGTGCCACCTGTAGCAGCTAAGCCATGGCATTTCTTCCCTGGCAACTTTCGGTGTACATAATTTGACCAATTGACACGGGTCCATTCAGGCAAATCGTTTCTTGGTGAGACACAGATGTAGTCAGCCATTTCTGCAACCTCAAACATCCTCTCCTCTGACTCATTCTGATGGAACACCGGCAGCACA